CGCTGGTGAGTTTGCGGATACGAAGAAACTGGTTCGTAAAATGCGCCAGCTAGCGGGCAGTGAGCCTGTCGGGATGGTTGCTTTCGATACGCTTAACCAGACCTTCGGAAACTGGATAGACAAGTTCAATGAGAACTCCGCGGGCCAGGACGGGATGGGGCGGGTAGTGGCGATGCTCAAAGAAGTACGCGACGGTACTAAAGGTGCTGTAGGTGTTGTCCACCACACCCCGAAAGGTGGGAGTAAGGCGCGTGGAAGTGGGGCGCTGTACGCCGGTGTCGACGTCGAACTTACGCTTGTCCGGGCGACCGAGAAACAAATAAACGTTGCACATACCAAGAACAAAAACGGTATGCAGCAGAAAACAATAGGTATGGTGCTGGAACCGGTACAGTTTCGCGAAGCTCCGCCACCGAAAGAGTTCCAGGCTGTAGAATTCGTTGGGGGCGAGGGATACGGGGAAATCGTTAACCTCGACCTGCCGGAACCGCATAAAGCTCTCGTACTTATGCCGTGGGGCTTCCAACCGTTCGAAACGGACGAGGAAAAAGAGCGCAACGAAGGACTGGACGGTAAAGGTAAAGATTCCGTAAAGGATACAGTTAAACGGTCTAAAGGTGCTTCCGCACGAGAATCGGTTATGTCTGCTCTCGAGGATTTACAGCAAGCCGATGATACCGGACGAGGTTTCACACAACGGCAAATAGTCGCCAGGGCTGGGGACCACAGCATAACAAACCTGGTGCTCGAGAAGATGCTACGAGAGGGTGAATTGATGCTTGGTTGCGATGAGAATGGTGAAGTTGTAACGAATACTTACAGGTTGCCGACGGGTATAGATGACCGTAAGCGGCCAAAGAACAGGTATGAACCTAACGACAACATAAAGACAACAGAAGGGGATTTAGAGTAAAAAGAAAGGGGCCATCAGGCCCCTGTATCACCAAAGCTTAACCATCGAGGGTCAACACCGAGAGCATCGGCAATGTGGAAGATTTTAAAACAGTCTACCTTACACACCCGACCGGTTGCCAGATGGGTAATAAGGCTTTGGGATACGCCAGCTTTGAAAGCAAGCTCAGTTTGACCCATGCCGATTTCTTTGCGGCGGCGCTCTATGCGGGCGCCTAATTCGGATTGCTGCATATGTTTACTCCTTAGTTAGATATGTAGTAATAGTACAGTAATAAAATACACGGTGCAATTTACGAAAAAGTGCTTGCATAAATAATAGAGTACGATTATAGTTATTATCACCAGCTAAACAGGAGAATGCACAATGTTAGAACAATTTATTAAATTATTTGAACGTTTCGTAGTTGCTCACGAACTGATTGCTGCGAACAGCGCGAAACAAACCGTATATCAACTTAAAAGCGATATCACCGCGGTGAACAAAGAGTTGAGAGAAAAAGCGGTAGAAATGGCAGCGCCGGATGAGTGCCGGGCTAGTTCTGCGGTGTGCAAAGCGTTAGAAAAAGAACTGCCGGTAGAAGGTGAAAGCATTGTCGACACTAAACCGGCGGAAGAAGAGAAACCAAAACGCAAGACTCGTAAAGCTAAAGTAGAGGAACCCGCACCGGAACCGGAAGAAGAGAAAGAAGAAATTGATTACCAGTCTCTTCGCGACCAGATTCAGGCTATCGACGATGCTATCAATGAAGGCCCGAGCGACGCCGCGTGCGATGATTCTGATGAACTGCTGGAAGAGTTTACCGGTAAGAAGATGAAGATTGCCGCAATTAAGGACGAAGACCTGGCGGAATATCTGGAACGCCTGTCGGCAATCAAGAACAAGTATTTCGAAGAAGAATAACTATCCCGCGGCCTTCGGGCCGCTTTAACTGAGGGGTCGGAATATGATTTACCAGGGGAGAACCGGGTGTGAATTGGCATGAACTGTTCAATTATGACCCCGATACAGGTAAGTTGTTTTGGAAAATAAGCCCTTCTCAAGCGGTAAAGGCTGGCGATGAGGCTGGTACTCTTTGCGGGGGAGGACGTAGTTGTGACAAGAAATATTTAAGGGTGTGCTATAGGAGAAAGTTTAAGCAGGTACACCACGTAGTATGGGAAATGTTCAACGGGCCTTTAAAAGATGGTGAGGAGATTGACCACATAAATCATATAAGAACAGATAATAGGATAGAGAATTTAAGGAAGGTGTACCGCGGCGATAACGCCAAAAATAGAAGTATGCCAATAAACAATACTTCCGGGGTGCATGGTGTTTCATACTTCTCTCGTATTGATATGTGGGTTGCAAGAATAGGGGTAAATGGTAAGTCTATATTTTTAGGAAGATACAATAATTTAGAAGAAGCGGCGCTCGCCCGACGGCGTGCAGAAGTAACATATGGGTTTCATAAAAATCACGGAGCTAAGAAGAATGACTTTAAAAGCTAAAGATAGGAGCGGGAGTAACGACGTACACGCCTTATTGTCACCATCCGGTGCTAAGAAATGGTTAACATGTCCCGCGTCGCTGATATGCGAAAAAGATATCCCTAACACTTCCGGCAAGGCCGCAGTGTTAGGTACGGCAATGCATAGCCTTTCTGAATATCATTTAAACGCGTATATACGCGGCACTTCGTTGCCGTTAGAGCGAGATGTAGGGGCATATGTGCTGGAAGAAGGTAAAGGCGCAGTTAAAGCATTAATTAAGCCGATGAAAGGTGCGGTGCTGGTTACAGATGACATGGTAGAGCAGGTGCGCAAGTACACCGACTACTGTAAAGCGATTATTGATGTAGCGACATACGCCAAACTGGAAATGCGCGTCAATCTTACTGGGGTGTTGCATCCGGGTTACGAAGGCGTTGAGACGTTCGGAACTGCTGACCTTGTCGCCGTTCAGGAACTGGCTAATACTGACGAGCACATGCTCATTATTGGAGACCTTAAAACAGGGCGGCATCGTGTCGAAGCGAAAGAAAATAAGCAGCTTATGCTTTACGCTCTCGGTGTTTATCGCAGACTCAAGAGGCGTTATAACATAACAGTTGTTCGTCTGGTCATCTTCCAGCCATACGCTGGCGGTGCGTCGGAATGGGACATCTCAGTCGAAGGCCTTGAACTGTTCGCTAAGTTTGCGCAGAAACGCGCGGTAGCTGCGCTCGACGCCTACCACCGTGGTAAGAAAAATCTGAAACCGTCCGATTTCAAGCCGTCGGTTGATGGGTGCCAGTGGTGCCGGTTCTCAGAACAGTGCCAGGCAAGGACTAGAGCATCCAATGCCGTTCTGGCCAAAGAACTGGAGAATGATGCAGATGTATATCGGCGGGCCGTGGAACGGGTGGCTAAGTTCTGCAACGAGGCGGACTATATGAGCGTTTGGGAGGATGTTCAACCTAGCGATATCCTTAAGTTGCTGCCCGACGAGACAGATTTACCTAAGAAGCCAGTTAGAGAGGATGACTTTGCGTTAGAACTTACCACTAAACAACTAGTGGCTGAGTATGAGAAGTTGCCGTTTTTGCGTCAGCACATCGACAAAGTAGAAAAAGCGATGGCGGCCGCGCTTCATTCCGGTAAAAAAGTTCCCGGTTACAAGCTGGTTGAGGGGCGCCCTGGTAATCGAGCATGGAAAGATGAAGACGCTGTAAATAAATTCAGGGAAAACCATGTAAACGGCTATCTGCTGGATAAGACTGTTCCGGTATCACCGACCGAAGCGGAAAAGATTATTGGCAAGGAAGACCCAGAACTTTGGGCCGAGCTAGCTAAACTCGTGACCCGTAAGCCGGGCGCGCCATGTGTAGCAACGGTGGATGATAAACGCCCAGAATGGAAAAATGTTACGGAAGACGATTTAGAAGCTTGACAAGTTAATAGTACTCTATTATATTCTTAATCACTGACCGGGCAGCTTCCCGGATAAACTCTAAAATGCGAGAAAACTAAAATGGGAATCAAACTTAATCTTCGTAAAGTACAAACCGCATGGCTGAACGTATTCGAACGCGCTAAAGACCGTGAAAATAATGACGGTTCCATTACTAAAGGTACTTATAACGGTACTTTTATCCTGACTCCGGAACACCCGCAAATTGAAGAACTCCGCGATACAGTATTCGCTGTAGTGTCGGAAGCATTGGGAGAGGCCGCCGCCGAGAAATGGATGAAGCAGAACTACGGCGAAGGTAAGCACATGGACAAGTGCGCCGTGCGCGACATCGCCGAACGTGATAACCCGTTCGAAGACTTTCCGGAAGGTTTTTACTTCCAGGCAAAGAACAAGCAACAGCCATTAATCCTGACTTCGGTTAAGGGCGAAAAGCAGGTAGAACCAGACTTCAACATCGACGGTGAACAGATTGAAGGCAAGCAGGTATATAGCGGTTGTGTGGCTAATATCTCAATCGAAATCTGGTTTTCCGAGCAATATAAAGTTTTAGGCGCAAAGCTAAACGGCATTAAATTTGCCGGTGAAGGGAAGGCATTCGGTGGTTCCGCGGTTTCTGCCAGCGTCGACGACCTGGAAGATGATGAAGACGAAACACCGCGTCGCGAACGCCGCCGTAACCGTTAATATCTTCTCATTCCATTTAAGGCGGCTTCGGTCGCCTTTTCTATAAGGGTCAAATAAATGAATCTGCTTTATCTCGATACTGAAACATTCTCAGAAGCCGATTTGAAAAAAGTCGGTTCCTATGCCTACGCCGAACATCCGACTACTGAAATTGTTATCTGCACTTATGCTTTCGATGAAGGCCCTGTGCAAGTATGGGACGCCACCGACGGCAGCGATATGCCGCGTGATTTGCGTCGGGCGATGCTGAAGCTGCAAAAACCAGACAGCAATCTCAAACTGGTAGGCCAAAACTTCCTTATGTTCGACCGACCAGTTATTAAGCATTGCTGGGGATTCGAACTCCTGGTAGAAAACATTATAGACACTATGATAGTCGCGTTCCGACATGCCCTCCCAGGTTCACTGGCTGCGCTGTGTGAGGTTTTAAACATTGACGCAAGCATGGCTAAGGATAAACGCGGTAAGGCGCTTATACAGCGATTCAGTAAGCCTACGCCTAAGAACTATAAGATTCGACGCTACACCGCCGATACCCACCCAAAAGAGTGGGCAGAATTTATCGCATACGCAAAAAGCGACATTACGTCCATGCGTGAAGTGTATAAGAAAATGCCTAAGTGGGGTAATTCTGAGTTCGAAGACCGCGTGCTTAGCTTAGACCAGGTTATTAATGACCGTGGATTTAAGGTTGATGTTGCCCTTGCTGAAGCCGCGATTGAAGCTGTCACGCGTCACAAGGAAGAGTTACAGGAAGAAGCCCAACGTAAATACGGCGGTTCACTGACAGGCAAATACTTCCTGCCTATTTTACAGGAACTAGCGCCGGCGCACCGCATACATAATGCGCAGAAGTCAACGCTAAACGACCTGCTGGCGGATGAGGATTTACCAGACGATGCGCGCACCATCATTGAGATGCGTCTGGGGGCCGCGTCTACCGCATCGACGAAATACGCGCCGTTGCTGTTAGGCCGTTCTTCAGATGACCGCCGCCGTGGTTGCCTGCAATACGGAGGAGCGAAGCGAACATTGCGGTGGGCCGGGAAAGGTTTTCAGCCACAGAACCTGGCGCGCGGGTATTATCATGACGATGAACTGGATAGGGGTATTGCCGCGTTACTTAAAGGCCGTGCACACCGCCGTTTTGATGTGGCCAAGCTAACAGCGTCTACCGTCCGAAGCTGCATTATTCCGGAAGCCGGGTGTAAATTTGTTGTTGCGGACTACTCTAACGTCGAAGGCCGTGGGCTTGCGTGGCTGGCTGGTGAAGAAACCGCGCTTGATACGTTCCGCGCCGGGCTGGATATTTACTGCGTAACCGCGGGTAAGATGTTTGGCATGGACCCCGACGATATTAAGAAAGAACGTAAAGACTTGCGCCAGATTGGTAAAGCGTGCCTTCACCGTCATACCCAAGTTTTGACCGATGGCGGATTTAAGGATATTATGGCGGTTACATCAACAGATAAAGTATGGAGCGGTGAAAAATGGGTGAATACAAAAGGCGCGCACCTTATGGGGTGGAAACCGGTAATAAATGTGGACGGGGTGCTAATGACCGAAGACCACAAAATCTTGGCGCATTCCTGGAAGCAGGCAAAGCAACTCGCTTCAAACAGATATATGATGGGCCTCGCCCTGGAGAGAGGTATGGACGCTTGGTTATCCTGCGCGAGTTACCAAAACGACAAGGCCAAAGACAACTACTCGTCCAATGTGATTGCGGAGAGATGCCGGGGCGGGTCTATTATGACAACGTTAGAGCTGGTAAAACCACTCAATGCAACCGCTGCGCCCTTGAAGCAACAAAAAAATATCGTAAACAGTATTTCTGCTACGAAGACGCAATGCCGGATGATGCGCACAGAACGCGATTACTCAACCGGCTGTCCGCGGCGATCACGCGAACAACAAGCCCCAGGGATAAGGGTTATAAAAACTATGGGGCAAGAGGCATCACGGTATTCGACCAGTGGAGGACTGATAAAAGGTCTTTTCTTAGATATGTTCAAACTCTGGAAGGCTGGGATGACCCGAACCTCGAAATGGATAGAATCGACACAGACGGTAACTACGAACCTGGAAACATTCGGTTTGTCAGCCGTTCTGAAAACTGCCGCAACAGACGGCAGATACCCGAGCTTCAACGAAAGTATGATGCAGCCGTTGCCCGCATTGCTGAACTTGAGCGGGAAATTAACCTACTGCGAGCCGGTGTACGACCTGATTGATGTGGAAGACGGCAACCGTTTTCTTATAGCCTCAGACTCTGGCTTTCTTGTGGCGCATAACTGCGAACTGGGCCTCGGCTACGAGGGAGGTGTCGGAGCGTTCGTTACGTTTGCTAAAAACCTGGGTCTTGACCTTATTGAGATGGCAAAAACAATGGACGGGACTTTCCCCGACCACATCTGGGCTGCTACCGCACGTGGGTATGAGTGGGCGCGTATTCAGGAAGCCAAGAGACCACCGCATCCCGGTGAAAAGGATGATCGACCCTCGTATATTCTGGACAAGAAAGTATGGCGCACATGCGACGCGATCAAGCGTATGTGGCGTGAGTCACACCCTGAAACAGTAGCGTTCTGGCGCGACCTTAAAGACGGAATTTTAGCCGCTGTTCGTAATCCTGGTCGTGAATTTTGGGCTGGGGCACACTTGCGCCGGAATGGTGAAAGGGCTATCCGCATATGGCGTACCGTAGAATTTGATTCGTCGGGCAGGAAGGTTCCTGGCTGGTGGTTGTGTATGGAGCTGCCGTCAGGCCGTATCCTATCGTATCCGGGAATCGGCGTTAGTGTGACAAAGGAAACAGACGAAGACGGGCGGATAAACACCAATGTAAGAATTAAGTACCAGGGTGAGAACCAGTTAACACGGCAATGGACCACCCTGTACACACACGGCGGAAAGGCTTGTGAAAACATTGTTCAGGCGTTGTGCCGTGACTTATTGGCCTATGCGATGCTTAATGTAGAAGCCGGTGGGTATCCAATAGTTCTTTCTGTTCACGATGAACTGGTATGCGAGACTCCGGATACATCAGATTACACGGTAGCAGAACTGGAAAAGCTAATGTGTGCATTGCCAGAATGGGCCGAGGGTTTTCCTCTTGTAGCGGAAGGTGCGGAGTTAAAACGGTATGCTAAGTAAACTGATTATTTATTATTTCCATGAAGAAGACTGCCGAATCTGTCCGCGCTGCGGGATCGAGCACACGAAACGTGAGGGGTGCATAGATGAGTACGCCTGAAGGGCGCGTGCAAAAATACGCAAAGGAGCGATTTGAGGCCCTGGGTGGCCTCGTTCGGAAACTTTCCTATGAGGGGCGCTCCGGTGCTCCTGACCTGTTGATAATTCTCCCTGGCGGCATCGTCTGGTTCGTCGAGGTGAAGAAAGACGAAAACACGAAGCCGGACCCGCACCAGTTACGGGAGCACGAGCGGATGCGCAAACGCGGGGCAAATGTTTTTGTTGTCGGGTCTAAGAAACAGGTTGATAAATTAATAGAACACTATTATATTTAGTTCACACCAAACAGAAATAAGGAATTGAGAAATGAAACACGAATATGACCGCAAGCCTGCACGTGACATCGTACCGGGTGACATGATTTTCAATGTTAAGACGCGACAACCTGTTGCCGTTGATACCGTGTTCGTCGAGTCTAACGGTAAACTGGTTATTGAAGATGCAACCGGTAACGTCACGGCGTTCGGGCGTAAAGAGTTAGTTCTGGTGCTGAAATGAGTAAGTTTCAAAGGCGCGAGTACCAGAAGCTGATGACTTCGTTCATGTTGCAGCACCCCCGCTGCAATATATGGGCTTCGATGGGCGCAGGCAAAAGTTCCGCAACGATGTGGGTGCTTAACCGCCTGTTTCGCAATGGGCAGCTCACCGAAGAAGACCGCGTGTTAATCCTTGCCCCATTACGTGTTGCATCCGGTACGTGGCCGGCGGAACAAGAGAAATGGCAATTCCCTTGTCTTCGTGTCATCGATGCAACCGGTTCGGAGAAGCGCCGCATAGCGGCGCTGGAGTCAGACGCTAACGTAGTATGCACTAACTACGAAGTTATCGAATGGCTCATTGACTACTACGGCAAAGATGACTGGCCTTTTACGGTTATAGTTGCCGATGAAAGCACGAAGCTCAAATCGTTCCGCAGCCGTTCCGGGGGGAGCAAGCGGGCTAAGGCTCTCAGCAAAGTGGCGTTCGGGAAGGTTAAGCGTTTCATTAACCTGACCGGCACACCATCACCTAACGGCTTAAAAGATTTGTGGGGTCAGAACTGGTTTATCGACGCAGGTGAGCGCCTTGGTTCTTCGTACACCGCATTCACCGACCGCTGGTTTAACTCGGTACAGAAAGGAAAATCGGCGATGGCGCGTGAGTATCACGCACGTCCGGGCGCAGATAATGAGATTCACCAGAAAATGAAGGATATCAGTCTCACGATTGACGCTGCTGAATGGTTCGGATGTGAAGCGCCTATTATCGTGCCTGTAGAAATCGACCTGCCTAAGAAAGCGCGTCAAGCCTACATTGACATGGAAGAGAAGTTATTCGCTGAACTGGAAAGCGGAGAAGTTGAAGCGGCTAATGCCGCCGCTAAAACGTCAAAGTGTTTGCAGATTGCATCAGGGGCTGTGTATGTGTCGGGGCCAGATGGCGAGGCAACGAAAGACTGGGAGAAAGTGCACGACACGAAACTGGACGCACTGGAGTCAATTGTGGAGGAGTTGCAGGGTGCGCCGTTGCTGGTGGCGTATCAGTTTAAGCACGAACTTGAGCGCATTCTTAAGCGTTTCCCACAGGCGCAGGCGTTCGCCAAAGGTGCCAAGGGCAATAAGCAGATGGAAGCGTGGAACCGCGGAGAGATACCTATGCTCCTGATACACCCAGCCTCCGCGGGTCACGGGCTGTCGCTACAACACGGCGGGCACCACATGGCCTTTATGAGTCAGGGGTGGAACCTGGAACATTATCTGCAGGTTATCGAGCGCATAGGTCCGGTAAGGCAGATGCAATCTGGGTACAAACGGTCTGTATTCATTTATAAAATAATAGCCCGAGATACTCTTGATGAAGTTGTCGCCGCTCGTACGGACGAGAAAAGGTCTGTACAGGACGAACTACTTAATTATATGAAACGTAGGAGTAAGAAATGAGCAAGGTATCTTACGACCCTGAAACCGGTATTTTCACATGGGTAGAAACAAAACGTAGGGGTTTTATTGGAAAGAAAGCGGGATGTTTTTGTCCACGGGACGTGTACATTCGTATCCGAGTAAACGGAAAACTAGAACTAGCACATCGGTTAGCATGGGACATATGCAATCCAGATAATCCACTTACCTCACAGGAACAGATAGACCATATCAATCACATCCGAACCGATAACCGAATATGCAACCTGCGGAAAGTTACCAACACTGAAAATAGCCGCAACGCATCGATAGGGGTAAACAATACTAGCGGCGCTCTTGGTGTATGGCGGGAAAAGAGAAGAAACAAATGGGTAGCAGAGATAAAAGTCGACAGAAGAAAAATACATCTAGGACAGTTTGATAATTTTGATGAAGCTGTTGCCGCGCGTAAAGATGCGGAAGCTGCTTACGGATTCCATGAAAACCACGGAGAGACAACGTGAACATCATAGCCCCGATTCCAGCATTGCAAAAACGTATCAAGGAACTTGAGGAGGAAGTTCTACGGCTACGTCAGCAAAGAGACGCTGCTAATGCGCAACTTGACTTTATTATGGAGAACCTGAAATGCGATACACTACAGGAGCAAAATGCTTCATAGCCGGGGTTATTATTGCTGGTGTTTTTACCGTTTACGCTTTGTGCTGCGTAATTTGAATAAGGCCCCTTACGGGGCCTTTACTATTTATGCCAAAGTTAATCTTGTATAGCTTCCATCGGCCCGCCTAACTAACGCCCTAAGGCTATCGCCTTCCAGATACAGTGATATAGCCCCGATATCCCTGACAGCTTCGTCCGGGAGGGGGGCCATCGCTACCGGTATCTCAACAGCACGATAATCGCCCCTGTTTATTTTTAATGACACGGCATCAGGCAAGGACCCCGCAATAGCGGTAATTTCGGTCCATGCTGAACCAGAACCTGGCCCGCCGTTAATGTGGGAGTACACGGACCCACTATCAAGGGTTTTTGACAGTTTATGAATACGAAACCGAAGCGCCGCAGAATCATTATTGAAACTGTTTATGCGAGAGTTACCAAGACCTTCCTCCATCAAATTGGCTACGTTAATCCTTGAGGGGTCCACGAAGCCCGTTATTCCGCTTACAGTGGAGTTAGGTGCGTCTATCGTCATGCCCTGTTCGGTAGTTGAACGGATGCCGACCAAACGAAGGCCGTTTACACGGCAGGCCCCTGAGATATATATCTGGTTCGCGGGGAAGTTTTTAGTATTGGTGTCGATTATTGCGATATTAGTGAATACTGTTTCGTGGGCAAGAATATAAGCCCCAGAACCAGCGCAATCCTCGACGGTTATGTTAGAGACATACAGACCTTGCCCGTCCATACCGAAACCTACCCCCAGCGAACCTCTAACAAATAGATTGTCTATCAAATGGTTTAATGGGAGCATATGTACCGGGTACTGAGAAATGGGGAAATCCCCTGGGCGGTCAGCTTCTGGGTTCATGTCGGTATCTGCGGCTAAATCGAAGCCGTCCCATACAGGGTATAGCACCGCCGAATCCCGGAACTGCAGGTTGTAGTTACGGGAAGTTGTAGTGCCTACCGTACCCTGCCACGTCTTAACACCACTTTCGCCGGCGCGATACGAGGTAAACCCGATGACACCTCCATCGCGCGCGAAACCACCGTTGTTTCGTAAGAATTGAGCGCTACTTACCGAACCGTAACTTGTGCGCCCGCCAATAACATAGTTACCCTTGCCCCAATCGCCGCTCAGGTTTTCAAAGGTAATTACGCCGTCTTTTCCGCCGCTCGGGTTGTCCGCGTCTACCATCTTACAGAAATGGCATCCGCGGAACAGGAAACACGCCATAAGACCACTCGCCCGGTGAACCTCGACGCCTGTACATTCCCGAATTTCCAGGGTAGAAGATATGCTTTGCCCTTTAGCTTCCGGAGGGAGAAGGGGTTCTATACCAGGAAACTTGGCGTAATCGTTTACCGTCGGCTGGTATCCATCTGTTTTAGACTGTTTAAGTGTGGCCACGATTGCCGCGGGGTCGGTTATCCACTGATTATCGTCGGTCCACGGTTTAATCACCCACGGCGTTGTAGCACTCTCCATAAAGGGGGCTATTACAATGGAACCTTTACCTAATTGCGTAAATACCAGGTTTCCGTCGCCGATAAACTTCGCTTTACAGTCGATGGTTAGGGTCTTACCGCCAAAATTAACGGTTTCGTTATTGCTGAAATTGTAGTCACGGTCGATAAGAATACTGTCGACGGCAGCGTCGGCCAATTGCTGTAAAGTGGTAAAATCCGACAACTTAACGGAGTATTTAAATTTCTTATCTGCTTCGGCACGGAAGGTAATATCTCCGAACGCGTCCCAGGCGGAATCCGAAATGCCGCCGGTCGCAAGAGGTGTCGACGCCGCAGGGATAACTTTCGGCAGGGAGCCACGCCATGCGTAGTAGTTACCGTCTCCACCATCTTCTTTCGGCCAAAGAACAGCTTTATCTGCGTCGTTTACGCCGAGAGTACCACCGGTCGTAAAATTAAAAGATGCCGGGGAGAAACCAGCACCACGTAAGACTGCGGGAAGCGTCTTCTGCGTCTGCCCGGTTACCTGGTTAGTGGCGTAGTCGATATCTGCACCGCCGGCTACACCGCCTTGTTTACCGGTGATAACCTCGGCTTCGAAAATCTGGTGTTTTTTGGCTATCTGTAAATCATTAAGTGACATTACACCACCGCAACCGCTGGACATATGGCTATCCTCTTAGTTAAAACCGTTATCGAATCCGTTAGAGAACGCACGACCGAAAGGCGGTACGTTGTCGAACTTATAGAAATCCTTGTCATAGTTAAACCCGGTTATTTTGACTGTTCTGTCATCGCCGGGGTCTACTGTAGAAACAAGAATCATCTGAGCATTATGCCTTGCTTCGTTGCCAAATGAAAACTCAGTTTTCAAAGCACTATTACCCGTATAAATGGCTTCCTGCGGTACAGAAGTCATAATTACTTGTCGGTCATGCGCACCAGGGACTACACGAACACTTTGGACGCCGCCATCTCTCAGCTTGAGAACCAAAGAATGGTCATCCCCGGAGGTGAACTTAACTGGCTGTGAAAGCTCCACGGTGAGGCCGTTCACCGCAGTTACGTAGCCGTCGTAGGTAGCCATACGGGAACCCTTAACCACACTAACGGCACGATTTGGGAGGGCAAAGATCCCTTCTTCAGTGGCGCTAAAAGACACTGAAATCTTCTTCAATATGTTTTTCTGATGACGACGGTTTGCCGCCCAGAAAGCCTGCTTATAGTTGCGGATTCCTTTTGAGTCGTAAGTCTCCGTTTTAAGGCCCCCGGTTTCGGGTATGGTTATAGTCTCTTTGACGTTAGTCTTAGGGTCTATGTACGAGAATTTAAGGCTGTCAAAAACCTGAGAATCGTTAAATGTTCTGGTCCACTTTTCAGAAGTACCGGCCTTGCTTCGGTGGGTGAACACCATCTCAGGGCCCATGCGGGGGCGTTCAAAATCGAGAAGAATATCCGCCCCACGCCGATATGGGGTGCAGAATATGGCGTCTGCTATAGTACTAACTATGTCCTGCATAGTGGTTTTATAGTCATCAAACGTGTAGCAAAATTCCCCCGCCTGTTTGTCGCCGAAGTAATCCTCTATTTCCTTTTGGACAGCAAGTAACTTATCCATGTTGCGTACCGTCAGGTTTAAACCCCCCACATCCGGGTCACGTGCCAGGCGGATGAGAGATTGCACGGCCTGGGTATTGGGAGTCATCGTATCCTCAAAAACGCCATTACCAAGGTATTTGTATACCATTTCGGTCGCAATCATGCGCAACTGAGGTTGCTTAACTTCGGCAGCCCGTGGTGTCTGCTTACGCATTGAGTGCACAGTGGTTCGGTTGCCGTAGTGCGGGGTGTTGTCGCGGGTCTGGCCGTACAGGTTAACGTAGGTTATTTCGTCTACCACTGAGCCTTCGAAATTAAAGTCGAGGTCTGTCACCCTTCTGGCGCGCACCCGCACCCGCGACACAACCGGCAGGTCGGCGTAAATAGTGACACCGTTGTAGTCTGGGGTTCGCCCGGACACGGTTCCTTGTGCAGTGTATATCGGCCCATAAGGGGTGCTATTTTCATCAAGCAGCTGGTACTGTATCTCCGCGGTAACCGACGCTAGTGTTTTAGATTTGCCGTTGTCTTTATACATACCATTGGCGGCGGCGATATTGGCAACTATGCGCTCAACCTCGGTACGGTTTATTGACACCCAATCGGTTAAGGTTTTCTCGTATGTGTTATCCGGTTGCAGCGACGCCTCTCCGTCACCTCGAAAAAATGAACCTGGTCTTATTTCTTGCCACCGACCGATAAGGCCGCCAGGTACAATAAATGTAATTGTCCCTTCGGATACGCTTAACACTTGGTACCCACCCCCGGACAAGTCGACGTCTGTATTTGTCCACGCTGACACCAACGAAAACGTGTCATTAGGCACCAACACTCCAGAAAAATCCGAACCACCTGTTGGGTCATATATTGTGCCAATGTTCCCGGACAAAGACGGGTACCCGGACATGTAAGAGAAAGAAATACCCAGGCCGTTGGGAGCTTTAAGAACCACGCCATCGACTTCGTTAGATTCTACGGTAATGTACAGGCCCTGCTCTATAGGGTCGCCGACCATGACCTGGGGCGCCGATGTGTTATTGGGCGATGTATATGGTGAGTACACGGCAACCGACGTGCCTGTTATGTCTGATACGCGGGTGTCCCCGTCAGTTATACCTTCAGGGTGTATGTCTAGGTAACCACGCCCGGCGTCGTAATAGCCGTACTCTACAATTTTACCAGCGGCGTTAAACACCTTATAAGTAGACATAAGGTTATTTGGGATAGTTTGCACCGTTCCGCAGATGTCGTAGCTGCGCTCGTATGGGCGGGCCTTGTTGTTACGGTCGGTGAGACTGTTGTTTGGGGAATCCGCCTGCGAGTTCGCAAGGTTAGAGGACGCCCCTTTCACGGATGGTGATAATAGTTTCGCTAGCGGTTTAAGGATAACGCTAAAAATCTTCATGACGCCTTTAATAGCGCCACCACCGGCAGATTCCACAATGTGGAAAGTCGCGTTTTCTTTCAGTGCTTCGAAGTCTTCTGTTACGTCGTTATCTTCTCCGATTTCGTCAATGAAAACACGCACCGGCACCCCGTCCGGAACATGGTTCACGACGAAGTTCATTGGATTATCGCGATAACGTTTAACGTCAAATGTGCCGTCTTCGTTGCGGGTATAGTGGATTACTAGCGCCAAAATTCAATCTCCGAATAAGTATCTTTAAGGTCTTCCAGACTATCCAGTCTAACCTGTCTGGACGCCAGCTCACAGTGGCTAACCATTCCTTCGTAATATACCCCAGCATGCCACACTATTCGTCCCCTATGTTTCACTCCTAGTAGAACCGCGTCAAAATTCTGCGGTGTGACCGCTCGTACCAGACCTTTCGGATTAGAGTGGCCATCGTCGAAGGCGGCGTCTATTGCCGTTGGGCTTGTTACATCGAACATCGGGGTCGATAACCCCGCGTCCGCGCGAACGTTGCGGACGTGATGCCAGCAATTACGGCGGCGAAAGTCATACGGCAAGCCAGTGTAATCATTAATATTCACGATGTCAGTATCCCGCGAAGTAAGGGAATCTCTTCCGGTGTCATCAGAATCCCTGTTGCCCGTTGGTTAAGCATCGGCGTACCGGTTTCCGCTGTGAATACGCCCTTTTCTTGCGTGAGTGTTTGTAACTCGTACACCACCGGACCGTCGCATGGGTATGTCAGGTCGGTACTTACATAACGGCGGAAGATGAATTTAGGTAACTCCTTATTATCATAGGGGATGCGGTCCATTTCCTCATCCAGTATGTTAAGCACATCCGGCAGCGAAAAGGATGCGGTCTGGTCCATATCGTTATTGTTGGCTGCGTTCTTGGCCTCCATTGGCGTACCTTCGAATGTCACGACCTCCCCGGTCTCAAGAGTAGCTGTTAAATCGTCAGCCCCGCGCACAAGTAACCACCGTTTCGAGAGAAGTGGATGGTATATCTCAAGGGTAATAAAGTCCATCTCGCCATCGGGATTAGACGCTAGTTTACGTCGGTATGCGGCTTCTACTGATTCCTGACTCATTGCATAGGGTCCCAGATTCTCGGGAATGTAGTCTGATACACTCCATAGGTTTTAAGGAATTCGCCAAGGCAATCGCCATAGCACCCGTACAAATCGGGTAGGTTCTGGTTAAGGCAAGCGTTGTTGGCTTCCTGGAATGGCGACTTCTCGGCGGTGGCCGTGAAAGTGATTACCCAGTTTTTACCGTCATCTGTGGACTCGTTCCACGTGGATGTTAGCGTTACCTGGTAATCCCCAATACCCTGGCCCAAGTCGTGTTTCATCCAGAAACTGGATGCACCACCGTCTACCTTTTCCATGAAACTAAGGAATGCCTGTCGTCCCAATGGCGATACGACCAGGGTAACGTTAATCGGAAACACGTCAAAATAGGTGTCTCGTCCCTGCCGAACTCCACCACCGGCCAGGTCTACACGCCACACGTTGTTGCCGCGTGTCATCGAGTAGCCTTTCGATACTATCGGCCTCAAAGAGGCCGGGAAATGGTGATCGCTCATATCAATATCCTGGTTGGCCGCGCGTAGCGCGACGTGCCTTAGAAATTGCGCTGTTACTATCCTGTAGCGCAGAACTTACGGTTTCACTGATTATAATACGTAATCGCCCTTCGTCGTCACGTTCTGTTGTCGCTGAATCAATTTTTCCGGTGGTGTTGTTCACAATGGTAACATTATCTCCTCCGGATTTAGCGCCGCTCTCCCCCATAATCTGTCGCATCTGTTCCGCTGTGCGTACACGAGAGGCACTCGCGGGCATGATTACTTCCGGTTTACCGCGTTCAGCAATAGTGGACATTTGACCGGCGGCCAGGCTACCTCCCTGTTCACGCGCTGACCGTATTTTACCGATGTTAGCCAGACCAGCGGCGACAGCGGCAGCGGCAGCTACAGGAGCAAGGAACGGTCCCACGACAGGGATCGCGGCGGTAGACTTATACGCTTCAATAGCCGAGGTATAGGTAGCGATTGTTGCCTGCGCGATAGCAAAGGCTTTATATGCCGTTGATGCTTCCCCTAGCGCGGCCCCGATGTTACTAGCCATATTACCGAATGCGGCGCCTGTTGCCTTCGCTCGGTCTAATGCGTAAGTATCATTCATTGCGTTTAGGGTCTGCTGGTATGTTTCTTCCGCGATTAAACCCTGCGCATGAAAATCGTTAAGTTTTTGTAGCTTGACCTCGTACTGCCGGTCTAATTCCGCAAATTCTCCTTCAGCAAGGGCCTGCATCTGAGCGACATACGCATCTGCGGAGAATTGCTTTTCCAGGCGCTCTTTCTCGCGTTTATCTAACTCAGCCTGGCGGGCCGTATCCGCCTCGAGCATAATCTGCGTCTTAGCGGTTTCGTATTGCTGGTCACTAAGGAGACGGTTGCTGTAGAACTCCTGTAGCTTAGTAAGTTGCTCTTCTTGGTTAGCTTGTATCTTCTGGAATACGTCGTCGTTAAGGTGGATTGACTGATAATAGAAATCCTCAGCGGCTTTCTTCTGACGTTCGAATGCGTCGACGGATTTCTTAGCAGCATTGTCCGCGGAATCGCCTACAGAACCGTTGTCTTTACCCGACACTTTAAACTTACCAAGACCCTCGGCCTTGGCCGCTTCTTTATCGATGTCGTAAGCCGCGCGCTTCAATGCGATAAGGTCTTCCTGAGCTTCTACCTGTTCACGGAAACTTTTACGTGTCAGGTCAGTCACAGCTCTTTGGGTATCCATAGCAAGCGCTAACTGGAAGTTAAGGTTCTTGGCCTCAGCTACCGACTCTCCCGGCGCCAATGCGGCCTTTACAAGACGTCCTGCATCCTGAGCGCCTTTAACCATATCTTCAAAAAACCGCTCCATTGCCGTAAATTCCTGTGCAATGAAGTCCAGCGCATCAGCCGCTGATTCGGCTATTGTTGACGCGGTCTCCTCACCACTTCCGGTAATGCTTTCACTAGTGTAAGTCCAGGCGGAGTTCAAAGCGTTTAACGCGTCTGCAACCGTCCCAAACGCCGCGTCGAATGAAGCCTCTATCGCACCCCCAACATCGGATGCCATGTCACCCCACATCTGCATCTCGGCTACGAACTCACCGGATGCGACCTGAGCGTTTATCTCCTGTATCAGGTCGTCAATATAACGTAAAGGTTCCGCCAGCGATCCTACATCCAGACCAGTAGCGAGAGTCATCTCTAACTGGGACCATGAGTCCTCCGCACTAGCGATAGCCCCGTTCAGGGTATTAGCCTGGTCAGCCATCGCCCCGGCGAAGTTAACGTTGCCTATGTTGAGGAGATATCGCTCAATATCGGCAGCGTTTTTCTTAACTACAGTAGTCGTCCCCTGGAAGGTAAATTCGATATCACTTTGGTTCTGCTTGGCTTTAATGCCGAATTCTTTCAGACGTTCGAATTCAAAGGTGCTCGCATCCGCGACGGCCTCAATCATCTGGTTAAGGTCTTTACCCATAGCGGATGCAGTATTGCCGTAAGAGCGGAGCGCTTCTTCTGATGGAGTGAGGCCTAGAGCTACCAGTTTACGGAACCCTTCCACTGCTTGTTCAAGGCCGTAAGGTGTGTCACGGGCGAAGTCCTGTAAAATACTCAGGGCCTGTTTTGCGCCTTGAGTACTGCCTGTGAGCGTTTTCAGGCTAGCCGACATCTTATCCAGTTGCCGTTGCGACTCGACTAGTTCCTGCGCCGCCTTATAGGCCATAGCGGCTACAACGGCAGCCAGTCCGGTGACCGCGGCCCCCGCAACTTTTGCAGATTTAGAGAGGTTATCAAGACGGTCTGATGTGGCCTTCGCGCCTTGTTCGGTTACCTTTACTACTAAGCTAGCTACATCAGCCATCGTTTCTACCCTCAAAAATGGCGTCTAAGCCCATGATAATTTCAGATTCAAACATCCCTATATTCTGACCTGAAATAGTGCTATACGCCACTAAATCTGACCAACTAAGTTGCTCTCTTGGGTATAGCTTTACGCCGTCGTCATCAACGCGGCGGGTGAATTTAACATCACGATACTTCTCAAAAGTGGTGAGTAGTTCAGGGGGGCATTCAGGCCCGGCGTCCTGCGTTGTTTCTCCCGCGTCTTTTATTACCCCCATAGCGATAAGCGCGGCTTTGTGCCCATCGGCGATACTGTCAAACTTGCGCCTTTCGTGGCGGGTTATGAAGTTCCAACGGGCAAACTGAAACAACGCGTCTACTTTTCCTGCAATTGACGCAACTGTTCGTGGTGGAATACGACTACATGTTCCGCCAGGCGCTTATATTGGGTGAGAAGAGTCTTAAGATTTTCCTTAGTGAACTCATCATCGAGACTCCAGCCATTCACCAATTCGAGAGCCAATTGTCGGTTTAGGTCTCCTGCCGCGTCTTCCATTTTTAAATTGTATTCTGAGAAGTCTTTTTGCTCTTCGCATTTATCCCGAAGCGGCTTTAATTTACCTACCGCCGCTCGGTACGCCAGGGTGAAGGCACGCATAGCTTTAACCGCGACATCGGCCTCCGGGGAGACAACGTTCAACCATTCTCCTGAATCTGTACCATCTTTTAAAGGGATCGGCATGCGCGCGCCTTTCTCGGCTTCGGCTTCGTAGTAAAAATCGCTAAGTTTCATAGTAATGCCCTTTGGTTAGTCGGTTACTGGTTGGTAGTTGCACCAGGCGGGAACCACCCGCTTTTCCGGTGCGACCGTAGACGCCAAATAAGAATAACAAAATAGCTTGCATAACCGTTAATAGTGTCCTATTATCTCTACGTCAACTAAACAATATGAGGTTAAGAACATGAGCGTTTTTATCGGTATTATCGCGTTTATCTATTTCATTCCGTTCCTGGTAGCCTTGCTACGTAATCATAAAGCGAAATTAGGAATATTCGTATGCAATCTTTTACTGGGGTGGATTCTTCTGCCGTGGGTTGGGGCTCTCATCTGGGCCTGTAACTCTAATGTTAATGGTAAATAATCTGGCTTAATCAAAATTACATTATTAGAATCAGGTTTGTCTTAAGCAATCGGGGGGGGGGAATAAGCATGGTAACTCGTAAAATAACAGATGAACAGTTGCAGCAAGAGCTAAACGCTGGTCTCGGGCCGACCGAAATCGCAAAGAAGTACAACATGTCACGCCGTAATGTTCAGCTAAGGTCAGCTCGTCTGGCCAAGAAAGGTGTTGGTCACGGTCGCGACGTAAGCCATCTGGTGCCGGATGGGTATAAAATAAAGGGTACGTCGTCACTGGTGGATGAGTTCGGCAATACGAAACTTCAGTGGGTTAAGACTGACGCCGACGCCGAGCGTCAGGTCGAGTTGATGCGAGCCGTAATAGATGGGATGAAGTCCGATATTACGCCAGTTTCTTCGGTCCCTCGGCCTAAAAAGCGACTAAACGAAAAGTTGCTAAATCTTTACACGATTTCTGACTTCCATTTAGGTATGTTGGCCTGGGCGGATGAGAGTGGCGACGACTGGGATATGAAGATTGCAGAAGACCTGTTCTCGAGATGGTTCGACGCGGCGTTTCAGAAGGCGCCTGATGCCGGTGTGGGTGTTATTAACCTATTAGGGGACTTTGCGCATTTTGACAGCCTTGATGCCGTTACGCCTGCCAGTGGCCATGTACTGGACGCGGACACGCGTTACCAGAAACTGGTGCGCTACATGATTCGTATGGTCAGGCGCGTGGTTAATATGGCGCTTGTTAAGCATAAAAATGTTCATCTCCTAATTGTGCAAGGAAACCATGACGAGTCAGGCATGATTTGGTTGGCTGAAATGTTTAACACTCTTTACGATAATGAACCTCGTGTTTTTGTAGATACATCAGCTGATGTCTACAAGATGGTCCAACACGGTAAGACGACCCTTTTCTTTCACCATGGGCATAAGGCGAGATTCGATGCTATCGAACCAGTTATGATCGCCAAGTTCCGTAAGGCGTTCGGAGAGAGCGTTTACAGTTACGCCCATGTGGGCCACCTTCACCATCAGAAGATTGTGGAAAGCCGTAACATGATTGTTGAACAACACCGCACTCTCGCGGCGAAAGATGCTTACGCATCACGTGGTGGATGGATGTCAGGCCGCAGCGCGAATGTTATTACTTACAGTGCCGAATACGGCGAAGTCGCGCGTTTAACTATTTCACCGGAGATGCTGGGATGACTAACAAATACAATCGCACAATGACAAATACTGACGGAGATAGCATTACCTGTGATGTGTACGACGTTCTGAGGGCATTTGATATCCGCGACCCGGCACTACAGCATGCGTTGAAGAAACTGTTGTGTATGGGCCTGCGGGGGCACAAGGACACAGGAACCGACTTAGCAGAAGCAATTGAAAGTCTGGAGAAGTTACGGAAATACCGTAGTAATATTGATGAGTGAGAAAAAGGCCCCTTTCGGGGCCTTTTTTTTTATCGTCACGATAAAGAATCTGATTTGAGCGATAAGAATGTTCGAAGTTAAATATATCTACGCCAACAAGAGGAGATGAAACCATGAACGAATTAATGAATGTTAGTGAAGCACAAACAATGTCCAGCCGTGAGATTGCGGAACTGACGGGGAAAGAACACGACAACGTACGACGCGATATATTAAAAATGGCACAGGAACTTTCCCTCAATTTTGAGGAAAAGGTTTTGCCTTCAAACGGTGGCAGACCAAGTAAGGTATTTCTCTTAGACAAAGAAAATACATTAATCCTGGTTTCAGGGTACAGCATCAAAATGCGCGCTGCCATCATCCGCCGTTGGCAGGAACTGGAGTCACAAGCGAGCAAACCATCCTTACCGGTGCCCAAGACAATGGGGGAGGCTTTAAGGTTGGCTGCGGACTTGTGGGAGGAGAAAGAACGCCTTGCGCTTGAGAACAAGGAAATGGCGCCAAAAGCTGATGTCTACGACCGCATCATCGACAGAAATAACTTGTACAACGCGACGCAGGTTGCCCAGAAGTTCGGCCAATCTGCCGTGTGGATGAATAAACAACTTGAACAATTTGGCGTATACAATCGCTCCGTAAAACGCGGTCGTGTCTTCCAGCAATGGTTCATCGATAAGGGTTACGGCATTATGCGTGAAACAGAAACCGGGCATTCACAGGCCATGTTCTTTGCAGAAGGTGAGATGTGGATTATTGGTAAGTTAACAGAAGAAGGTTTGATTTAAAACTAAGGCCCCTTTCGGGGCCTTTTTCTTAGGCGTACTTAATGCGCTGTATAACAATTGAAGACTGGAACTGGTTGCCGGTTGCCTGCCCCTCAAGAGAAAGGGTAATAGACTCAGGGCCGCCGATTTCCGGAGTTGCGGACGTCAGTGAAGCACGTTTTAGTGTAAAGCTCATTGCACCATCCGGGCCATCAAGAACCGAAGATACCTCCATTTCTGTTTCATCCAGGAATTTATTTAACAGCGTCATGTCGTACAGCTTACCCGCCAGCGAGAAGGTGTTAGCCGCGCGGCCACGTTCGACAAATGCCACGCTGTTATTTCCCAACTCGAACTGTGCAGATGCCCCGTTGTCGTTAGTAATGGTGAACGTGTCAATAAGTTTAAGCGGCGCGGCTCCGTCATAAGCAGATACATCAACCGATGCAAACGGACGGGCTCTAAAATTGGTCGTGAAATCTGAACCGCTCGGCGGTGCTTGTAAGATTTCCTGATTCAAGCCGATGAACGGGAAAGAACCGGTGACCATTGCGTTAACGGCTTGTTCGATGGTGAACCCGGTAAATTCAACACCACGAGTTATGATGTACGAATCAGGATTTCCGCATTTACCTTTCAACCATGTCAGGATTGAATAGGTTTTACACAAGTTACCGGTTTCAAGTTTATCTGCGATACGCAAATCGGCTTGGGCGTCTGCCTGGGCGGTTAGGGTGTGCTGGATGCCCGCTCCGGTTATAGCTGTAGCTGTGACAGCCGTGACTATGAACGCTTTGTCGTTATTTCCGGATAAACCGTCGAACTGGACAAGGTCGCCAACTTCAACACCGTCTGTTTCAAAACTACCGTTTGTGCGTGTGAAAGTTTTCGCCACCGGGTCTACGGTAACGCTGATTCCCGATTTAGTGGAACCCGCTACCCAGGAACTGGTCATTGCACCGGCTAACAGCTCGTCCTGGCTTGTCGCGCTTAGTTCGATAGCGTATTCACCAGTTACCTGGCGGTTACCGGTGCGGATAGATGATGTTTCGCGGCTGCCGTCCAGCTCGTTAGAGATGAGGGCGTCGCGGGTTACGGCGGGAATACCCCCAGTGTTGCGCAGTGGTTGCCATACCGGGTTAGCGGGTGTTACCCCCGGCGTCGTCTCAAGAACGTAAAACTGCGCGGTCATCGCGCCCTTATATGGTTGTAACGCCATTATCTAATCCTCGCTGTAAATGCTATGAAATTAATTGAGAGAGGCCTCTTCGCCCATCCATTCTCAACAATAAGAGGACCGAGGCTTACTGATTGTACCTCAGCACAGATTTCGTTACGACTAAAACAGTTACCGGCGGCGAAGGCGGCGTTTAGCTTATCAGCTAATCGGTTAATAGGAGCGCTACCCAAGGCCGACCCGACGTTAATGTCTACCTGATAAACACCCGCCCGTTGTTCAGTCCAGAACAAGTCAGCTTGTTCGGTATCTGACAACAGCATATAACTCGCAAGATATGGGGTATCTGTAGACGTAGGTGCGTCTATGTTCTCTAACGCAACCATGATGTCGTTGTCGGTGCCAAATGCCGCCAGTGCCGTGTCGAATGCTTTCGTTAAGTCCTCAAAATATGTTGCCATTATTTCACCTTAGAGGCTTCTTCATTTAATAATTGCTGGAAACGCGATACATTAGTCCGGACCATGCCTTGTGGCGCTTGCTGCGACCAACCATACTCCAGGCGCTGCGCATACGGTAAATTGTTAGTCAGGGTGAATGCTTTCCAGTCAGCGGAATTTAGCACAAAACTAGTAGCTTTTTTTGTTGCTGTTGTTCCTGATTTATCGGTAGCGTCCGTAGTTCCGTCGGCGGGAGTACCGTTGGACGCCATCCAGTTCATACGAAAGCGACCTGTATCTACAGGACTCGCTTTGATAATCGCAGAAAACAACTTGATAGATACCTGACGAATTACCTTCTCAGGATTCTTCTTAGCCTTTTCCACGAACCTGGACACATCAAGCGCAAAACTCATTTTCTCACCTGAATAAAGTATGCCACAACATCATCGTTAACCATCTTCTTCTCAATAGCAACTACAGACCATTGTTCACCGCTAAACTGCACCTTGTCATCCATCTTCGGAACTACGCTGTAATCTGCTTTAACCATCATGTCACCCGCCTGTATAGTAGTTCCGTTTACCAGTCCAGCGTTAACAGGTACAGGAACCGCTTTAAGGGGAAGTACAACGTCGGGCCCCCACACGTACTCCCCTAAAACAGGGTCCCATGTTTTCTGGCCTTTGCGCACCAAATTCACTGTGCTACCGTATTTCGATAGTAGACGAGTACCTACTCCTTGCATCCGTTTACTAAAAGAGGCGCCCATTACACGCCCTCCAGTCTTGAGATGACTAGCAATGCGGATGGAGCTACTCCCCAAGAAGTAACCGTTGCCGCTTGCGGGTACAGTCCTCCGAAGTTAGAACCGGCGGCGTCGCGCATAATCTCTACCGTAAAAGTCTGCCCGGCTGCGGCGTTCACAACCACACGAGATTCAATGGGGATTGTGGATTCCGCACTCGCCAGTTTAGTCGCTGCTGGTAATCCGAATTGCGCACCACCGAGAAGAACACGCGACAGAAGGATGGATGTTCCGCTCGCCCCGGTGCGACCGGCCTGTAACTTAACACGGATAGCGTAGTTGCCCGCGGCGTTGAACGTAACTACACCCGACGCGTTAATCATTACCGGGTCTGCGCTTGTTTTCTGTGCTCCGCCAAAAGCTACTGTTAACGCTGTACCAGTGGTAGATGGTGCCTGGATATCTGTAGACGACGCGCGAAGTACCTCTACTTCTTTAGCTCCGTACAACATAGAGTCCGCCATCTGAGTGGTAACTTCTCGCAACTTTTCAGGCGTAATTAGGCCGGACTGGTTATCAGGGAAGCTTGCCCCAATCAAAGCGAATATTTCCGATTTAGTCTTAGCCATGTTTAGCCCCTAAAAACATTAAAGGAGTAAGCATTATTACTTCCACATAAGAGAGGGCGTAGCGCATCATCGGCTGCCGTGATGCTTACTGTGCCGCCCGAGTAGCCGTTCTTAAAGTAGGACACGGTTACTGCACCCTCTACTCGCTCCGTCTGCACCTCACGCCCGTCTGTAGACCCCCGAACGTCCGTGCCTGCGCCGTACTCAACCGCGGCCATTACCTGAGCCTGAATAACTAACGGAGGGATGACGTTAGATGGCTGGGGGAACCCGTGCAGGGTAACACCCGTTCTGGGGAACGCTAGCGCCTGGTTTGCAGATACACGACGTCCGCACATCTGAGACTCAAAAAGGCCGACGTACACCGCACCATTACGAAGAGCGGCCTCCGCCGCGGTGTCATCTTCCGGTAGTTCGAGACCATACTTAGCGGCCAGTGCGCGCCCGTCTTCCAGGCTGACGTAAGAGTCGGCATTTGGGAGGCCTTGCCCTGTTTCCACGATAAGCGGCATAAATTATTCCTCTACGCTTTTGCGGCGACGACGTTGCTTAGGTTCCCCACCACCGTTGTAATGTGGTTCTTCTGCGACCGGTTGGGTCTCGATTAATGCTTCTGGGTTTACCTCTTCGCGCGTCGGCATTAACTGCCCATCAACCTCAACCACGCCTTTGTACTGTTCCCGTACTACATAATTATCTGCCATGTCTAATCCTTAAAGCGGCCCGGAGGCCGCGCATATTTAACTTACGGTTACTACTGTGCTATCTGAGATAATGTTACCGTACCCGTCATGTGCTACGACTTTATAAGTACCGGAATCCGCCGCTGCGGAGTTGGCCTTAGTGTAAGTCAAAGCGGTTGCACCAGCGATAGCGTTATTATCCTTATACCATTGAACGGTTTTAGGGTCCATGCCGTCGGCGAGTTCCACGGTCAGTGTGATAGCCTGACTAGCGGTTACCGCGGTAGTGTCATTGAGACCGGTAGAGAAACGCAACGGCATTACGTTTTCCATATCAATCTCAACCTGCCCGTCCTGCGGACTATCATCAGATACACCAACAATACGACGTTTAATTACATCAACCATTTTTATCCTCCTCAGGATACAGTACCAGCGTTTTTAAGGGCAGTTAGCAGACTAGCAACGGCGGTGCGCAATGAAGTCACATCCGTACGCAACTTATTGTAGTTCGACACCAGTGCGTCAAACTCTTCTTTCGTCGGTGCGGCCGCGGCTGCTGCACCGCTCCCCGCGGTAATCGCTGGAGGTGCCGCTACCGTTGCGGACTTTTTAACCCCTCCGATTGCCGTTGTGGTTGCAGCGGGAATATCTAGTTCCGCGTTAACCAGGCTGCGGGGTAGCCCTTTACCTGTCTTTGACATTATATAGCCTCCGTATAAATGAAAAGAGGGACCGAAGTCCCTCAAGAGTATACCCTACGATTAAGCACCGACGCCAGTTACCAGGAACGCAATCGGCACATGCTTACGGTCTACTACACGGTTCCAGTTGGTGGCGTTAGCCAGGTCTTGCCAGCTGGCGGAGCGGGCGATAGTCTCAGTACCGTTGCCGGTGATTACGGCGCTGGTGAAACGGTAACCGAACGGGTGCAGCAACCAGGTCTTACGAGTCCACAGCGTTTCTACACCACCGCCATTAGCGCGAGATGCTTCACGCTCGTATTCCAACGGCATCACGGGGTTTCCTTCGCCGTAGCCGATTGCGCCCTGGCCAAAGATGATGGAGATGAACTTGCGCTGCGCACCCTGGCCTACTACGGTCATGCTGTCATCAACGATGACGCGATAGCCCTGGTAGGTAGCAAACATGGTGTTGTTCTCAGCATCACGGATGAAGTCGATAAGCTGGGCTTTACGGGCCTGTGCGTATACGAAGCTGTGCATTGCGATAGCACCGAGAACCTCACCGCCGTTACCCATTAATGCGTCACCCATAGTCTGAGTAGCATCAATGAAAGCGCCGGCGTCGAAACCCAGGGTAGCGGAAACGTCCACCACCATGTCGTTCTGCTCGTGATACGCATCAGTAGCGGACACGTTGTCGTTGTACAGACCGAGGGCAGTTGCGATAAGACGACGCTGCGCCTGACGCTGCCAGAAGTTATCCAGACGAGACGCTACGGACTGCAACGGATTCTGGCTGGTCAATTCGACGGTAAGGTCCGCCTGACCAAAGCCTTCGTTCAGGTAGGCAACACGGGCCATCATTTCACCAGTCTGAATAGCGCGCGGAGTAGCGATATCCTGATACACATCGTTCGAATAGTTAGGTTCGATAGAGGTATCGATAGCTTTCCAGAACGGCAGGTTAGCAATGTTTGACGGACCGTTAGCAATCTCAGCCGCATACGGGGTAGAGGTGAGGATACCGGAGTCAAAAAACGCGGTTTTCTCTACCGGGTCTTCGGTCATATAAGACGCCAGTACAGGGATGTTGCCGGTTACGATATCGCCAATAGTGGTAATTGCCATTATTTATTTCCTCAGGGCTTTAAGTTGCCGTTCAAATTCGGCAGGGTTAGATTTATAGAGCGCTAAACGCTCGCTTTCACTCATGTCTTTAAACGCTGGTGCGGCCCCGCCGCCTTTATTCCCGGAAGCCCCGCCACCGGAAGCTGCATTTGCTTTAATCAAATGTGAAAAAGCTTTATGTTCGCGCAGGTATTTGCGGAACTGCTCAGGGTCGGTAGTAACAACATTGCCATCCGCACCCATGAATTTAGTCACTACGTCTTCACCGTCGAACTCGGTCTTAACGAAAGGTGCCAGGATTTCTACCGCTTCTGGGGTGATAAAATCACCAGCGAAAGAACCTAAAACAGCCTTACGTTCGCTGCCAAGAATACGCGCAGCTAAAGATGCGTAACGCTCTTCTTTCTCTTTCAGTACAGGTTCATACTGACTACGAATCGTCTTTTCAAATTCGTCCATTTTACCGGCAGCCTTCAGCGCTTCCTGGTGTGCACGCTGCCGTTCTTCTTCGGCTTCTTTAGCACGGCGTGCCGCTTCCTTTTTCTCGCTAAGTAGCGCTTCCTGGTTTGCCTTAAGCCCGGCAACTTCTTTCTCAATCAGGGCCTGCACTTCTTCGGCGGTGTACATTTTTGGCGCGTCACCTGCGCCCGGTTTATCTTCCACCCCGGCTTCTTCATGAAGCGGGTAACGTAAAAAACGATTCATAGTCAATATGTCCCCTGGACTTTAGGACACCGGGCCACCCGGTGTTTCTGTAACAAGAATAAATTATTCCACTTACTAAGGCAACTATTCCAGAATATTCCTTATATATTCCTGCAACCGGAATACTTTCAGACGCAATTGCCGCGTGCACTCGGCGTTCTGTACGTCGACGGCCAGGTCTTCATCGGCATCACTACTTGGCAATGCCATTTTGCACGGCGGCTGCATTAGTGTCATATCCGGGGATGGAATTAGCATTCTCGGCGGCGCGTCGTTTGATTGACACCCGCTCAGGAGGGAACACGCAAACAACACGACCAGGACGGGTAACGTATTTGATAACTTCACGGGTGATAGCCTCCGCGTTTTCTTTACCTTCGGTTTCGGCGGCGGCGGCCCTGGTATCGTTCTGCCGTTGCCGTTGTGTTTTCTTCGCTAGCTCGGCCTGTGCTTTCTGCTGTTGCTGTGAAACAAGATTGGCGCGGCCTTCTACCCACCCGCTTCTGTAGTTGTACTGGCCGTATAACCACAAGGAGAGGATACCGGCTGCCGTGACTACCGCGGTTACTTTCCAATTCATAGTATCCCCTTTCTTTATACGCTAAGCCCGGCTTACGCCGGGCGTTAAACTCGTATATCTGTAAACCTTATACGGCGAATCTTAGCTAAATACTGAAAGCAGTATAGCTCGGCCCTTCCGAATGCGTTCGCGGTTACGCTAGGGCGTTGTGACGCCCGCTTCACGCGACCCGCACCGCGGTACGCTGAAAGCGTAGTTAGCGTAGCATTTAAAATAATAGAAATCTACTTTCTGAATAAAGTATTCCTTAATTTACATTAGCAAGGAATAATTGGAATAATTGAGGGCAAAATTAAGGCCCCTTGAAGGGGCCTTTCGTTACTTAGGTTCTGAGACCTTAGCTGCTTTGCTAACCACCGACACACCGTCGGCATCTACGGCCTTGACGAAATATTCTCCGGGGTCTTTAACGGTTAGTTCTCCTTCAACGTAAGGAACGTTGATTACCTCTTTACCATCTTTAAACCATTGCAAATCGTAGGGCGCTTTGCCACCTTTCACGACAACGGTTAATTTTGCAGAACCGTCTTTCAGTTGCACATCCGCTGGTTGCGCATCGAAGTACACATCACCGGCCCCATCCAGATAAGGTACTTCGTACAGGATGCCGTCCGAGATTGTGGTCAGTCCGGTCTTATCAGCAAACGGCATTTCATCTACCGATTCACCGAGAACAGATTCATCTTTAATATACACGACACCTTCACCCGCACCAGACACACGGGAGTACTGAACTACACGTCGTGAAGGCACATCTTTAACTTTGAAAAAGCCCATCTCTATTCCTCTTTCAGATAATCGGCAACACGCTTATCGAGTTCCGCCATCTCTTTAAGAGTTAACGGACGCCCGAATCCATCTACCGATATTACACGAAATTCTTCCGGGGTTATCCCACTATTACGAAAAATCTTACCCCTGACAGGGCCGAGTGCTTCGTCCTGGAACCACGCCGGTTGCTGTTTAAGGAACTCGTAGTAGGACGTGTCCGCGCTTACCTGCTTACCCCCATCCGCACCCCTGGCCGCTCGTTTTGCGCCCTTATCCAGGAAGTCGAATTCTGAGCTAATTACCGGTGCTGTGCTTGACCGACAGTTAGGGTGCGCTGGGGGTAGCGGACCTTTGCCTATTTCGTACTGCATAGAATCTCGCGACCGACAAACCGCCGAGGTTCTGGAATCGAGGGTAGATACCCACTCATATTTCGTAATGATGTCGTCGTTCTGAGCGTAAACCTGTTGCCTGGCTTCGTTGGATACGTGCGCTAGGGCGGTACGGATAACGGTAGCGGCGTTACGCTCGGAGATATCGGCCAGTCCACCGGGCCCAACAACGTTCTTAACTATCTGCCGCGTGGTCATACCCTGTACGAACCCAGACTTAACCCCCATCACCAGGCGATTCACCTCGGTTTGCCGCCAGCCATTCATTAGCGAAACAAAATCAACCGGTTTTTCGCTTAGTTCAAGTGGCGCGAAAGTCGCAGCGGCCCACACCTGCTCCGCAGCCGGTGTTACAAAGTTAGCATTAACGTTGGTCGACAATGTTTTTACATTCCAGTTAACCTCATAGTCGGAAAGCTCACGGGCGTCGGCCAGTAGCTTCTCATACCACCCGGACGTAATTCCGTTCAGTGCTTGCTCAAGTTCCCGCAGCATGATGGTGAGTCTCGCTGCCGTTCTGCTGTCATCGCCAAACAGCAGCACCTGTCGCTTAACCTCATCACGCATTTGCGAGATAAATGGTGCCAGGTCTTTTACTTCGCTACTGGCGTTACGTTGCAGCAATATCTGGTGGCTGATAATCGATTCTAAAAGACTCATATACCCCTCCCGCCTTTGGTGTGGTGATTATACACTCAACTCATCAGGGTGCATAATCAAGGCCATTTAGTCTGCGAGAAATAATCTTATTCGCTTTCATTTTGGTAGTTAAAGGTTGCATAACCACAAAAATTAGGAATATAATTTAAACGATACAATTAAGAGGAGAAAAACAGATGAATGTGCAGACTTTAGAATTTCCGTATGGCGAGGTGGAATTTACACGTGATGAGTATATAGATGCCTCAACATTAACCATCCAGATGAACAGATGGAGGTTCGATAACGGACTCCAACCAAGAAATCTTGCGCAGATACTAAAAACCGATGACTGCAAAAACTTTATGCGTGTGTGTGAGGAGGAGACAGGTATTGTTCCGTTAAAAACATCAAGAGGGAGGAACGGGAAGACGTGGTTGTGCCTGCACCTGGCCGTGTACATTGCAGAACAGTATAGTGCGTATTTTCACTTCCTGGTTATAGACCGATTTATTACGCAACGGCAGGTAGAGCTGCGTAACATTGGTGCGGTAAGCTTCGTGGAGCTTAATGCCGCCGTTAGTAGGATGATTGAACGTACAGAAGGGCGGATAGGCCATAGTGGACATTTCATACAGGTAGCGAAAGCAATCAAGGAGTCTATAGATATTCGTGAAGTCACAGGTTTTGATACATGGGACTCCCAGGACGCAAAAACTAATCAATTGCGGAGCGAGATTCAAAAGTCTATGGTGACGTTGTTGGATATGGAAGCAGTCAACTCGTGGGATGAGCTTAAAGAGACAATACCGCGTGTTGTTCGCAAATGCGCGGCAAATATATGTTAAAACTACGGCCCCGTTATGGGGCCTTTTGTTCACTACTCCTGTTGTTGCGCCGCCTGCGGTATTTCCCCCTGAACCTCAGTGGCGACCGGTAATGGCTGGTCAGCCACAGCGTCCTTAATATCAGCGTCTGTCCAGTCGGTGACACCGGCCTTACGCAACGCGGCATAGTAGGCCGTGGCGGGCAGCAGCCCGGCGTTAATGTCCGCCACCCATGCAGCCCGGTCTTGCGCGGTCATAGGTTGCAGGAAGAAATCCATGTTAAGGCGGAACTCGACTTCCGTATCTTCAGGTTTACCGAGCATTATCGCCACCCAACGTAAAGCATCTGTATACGCCTGGCTTACGTTACGTGCGATTGTTGCCATGACGGACGTATCCGCGCCGCGTTGGATGCGTGCCGATTCTGCGGTAATTTGCTGAGTCGGGGTGATAAGCTGCGCACCAATCTGGATAGCCTGCTGCTCTTTATCCAACATATTCTGGCGGGCCAGGTTATTCTCGCCAGCCTGAATAAGCTGGGCGCTTCCGCCGTACCCCAGGTTATGCCCGCACCGACTACCAAATTTGATACCGTTGGGGTTCGCCTCCTTGAATGATTGAGGTGTTAAGTTCTCGCCTGGGTAGATAAACAGGGTCGGCTGCCCAACAACGAAGCTGGATTCTTCGTTGTCCGCGCTGTTCCTGTAGTGCCCGATGTTAAGTTCCGCGAGTGGTAGTAGCGGAGCGTCGTCAATGGTGGCGTCGTTATTGGTCGCCCCAATAAAGGTAAACGGAATTACCCCTCGTAATGATTCCCCTAAGTCCGGGTAAATCTCCACGACGTCTTCCTGCGCACCACCTTCGGCATCGAAACGAAAAAGACGTTGACGGTAGTTGCCGTCGGTATCGATGTCCAGGACCCGGTACTGTTCCCCATATTTTGTTTCGAACTCGTTTCCCGGTTCGTTGTACTCCCATGTCTCGCGCAGCACAACCATAGTTACCCGGTTTACAGAACCTACGCGCGTGAGTCGCCAGTTAACGATATTCTCGGTAGTGTAGAAAGCGATTGTAGGGTTAAGCAAACCTGCGTTTTGTTCGGCGGCCGTAGCTGCGCCGGTTTCCGGGGCGTCAACAAGAAGACCACCGCGACCTACTGAGTCAATCTCCATTAGCGTGTCCTGCGCATGCTGTATTAGGCCTACACCGGACCCATCTGCATTTTTAAGAAGATACTCCAGCTCCTTCGGGATATTGATTTCCGGTTCTTTGCGCATGACGCTACCAACCATCCCTGACAGCGTGCGCCGGGTGAAGTTATAGACGATACCGCCCGCTTCATATTCTGCCTGACGCGCTTCACCGTAAGCTTTGTCCGGTTCATTCAGCCCTACGTTGCGTAGATAGCTAACCAATTCACCTGCAAGCGCGTGGCGCACCTTCTGCCATTTAGGCGCGTAATGCAGCCATTCACGGTGCTTGGTTTTTACGCCAGAACCCTGGCCGTTTGCTGTTAACATTTAACAATCCTCTTAAAGTGCGAAAGTAACCGGGATATGGGATACAGGTTTAACCAACGGCATTTCGTAGGCGATAGGGTATCCTGTTGCATCGTTCTGGTGGTCGTTGCCGCTTGTCTTATCCGGTATGCCGTTTTTATCGTATGCCTGTTGCTCAAGACAGCGAGCAGTAACCGGACAGGTTTGCTCGTTGACCATTAATCTACCAGACTCCAGCGCTTTATTCACCGATGCTACACGGTCTTTAACGGCAGGGTTAACCGATTTTGCACGTATCTCGAAACCAGCGTTATGCAGTTGTGCAATATCCGAGGTACTTGCATCAGTCGATTTACGGTTCTTACCACTGGCGTCCGGATACATAACAATGTGATGCCCGTTGCGCTTCCATCGTTCGGTAATCTCCCTGACCACATCCGGGGTGTCGAACATATCCACCAGCTCGGCTACCGCGTGCCAGACATACTCACGCTGAACGTATACGGTGCTAGCCATATGCCCGACGTTGAAGTCCTGACCGATATACAGCGTTTCTCCAGGTTGTATAGTCTCTCGACTGCTGTTCTTGCGTCGGTCGTAAGCATAATACACGCTGCCGGATGTCAGGTTGACAAATTCACCATCGATGTAGGCATCAATTAACTGGCCTGGATACGTATCCCGTAACGACTGCACATAATCTTCCGGTAGAAAGGGATTGGATGTTGTCGAGGCCTGAATCATTTCATAGCCTGGTTTCTTTTTTACAGCCCATCTGTCGTGCACAAAACGGAAGCCTTCTGGCGTCGTAAATACCGAAACTGTATTAGCTGGCTTCGGGGTAATCGGACGATATGTACGCGGCAACTGACGGTTACGGGCAATAACTTTGTTCCAGGCGTGCTCGGCGTGGTCTTTATTTAACGTGTCCAATTCGTCTATTTTTGCGCGAAAAGATTCGTAACCGACGATTCGCGCCGGGTTATCCAATGTACGCAGGACAAAATCCCCGAATTGCCCGGATGATGTATAGATTATGTTGTCTGATTTATTGTACTTGTAACGAATACCCCAATCAGACAACTTCTCTTCCATACGCGGGGCGAGGATAAGGCGCACCAGGTCGTATGTCGGTTCATACATGGCGATAAGTGAATCACTACCACCTTCCATGCTGTCTAACAGGGCGGAGTTGCACATGACTTCCGATTTACCTGTGCCGAAGCCAGCGACGAAGGCCGGGAACTTACAATGCAGATTAAGGAACGCGCCCTGCGGTCCCGTAGCTGTGATATCAACGTTCACCGGACACCACCTTAATAGTTACTTCGCTAATTGGTTCGTCGCGCGCTTCTTCCACAACAGTTTTATTAAGCCCAAGTTTTGCTGCGGCGAACGTAGCAGATATCCCGGCAGCACCGGTCTCCGTGAAATACGCCTCTTCCAGGGCCTGCGCCGTTTCGTATGCTTCAGCGAAGGCAGGAACCTCTCGCAGCCACAGCTTGATAATCGGAACGGTTACGCCTATGTGTAGTGCGAAACGGGCCAGTGATGGCGGTTTATCCTGAATAAGCGGGCGTTCATCACCCTTAGACGTGGGTACGAGTTCCCATGAGGTACGGTCGAAGAACCGGATTAACTCGTCGCAATAGTCCGGGTCCCATAGTTCGGCGGAATGCCGGGATGACTGGTACAGACTTTGCTTACCGCGCTGGCGCTTGCGTCGACGGTTTGCACTAACCGCTTCCTCGTGCGCGGCGGCCACCACTTCGGCGTCCGGCTGTTTTAATTTGAGTTTCATGCAATCCTCTCTTAAATGCGTATGACCATCATAGCGCATCAGACACCCCCTGAGCGTCTATTAAGGATTGTACAGGGGAATGAAGGCCTGTGTACAGAAAAGCCCACAGAAGCGGGCTTGGTGGTAGGCTATTTTACAGTTCTACAGATGATAAATGGTTGGCCGCGGACTTAACCGCGTCTTTAAGGCTATCGTACGCGGAAGTAAAAGACATATGCACTCCTTTCGAGACAACTATAGCGCCGCCGTTAAAGTACGCTTTTGCTCTCCAGCCACCATTTACCTTATCAATAAGGATGTAGTGACTACCTTCTTCCGATACCGTAACCGTGTTTTCGTCTATTACTTCAAATTTAGTGCCCATGTTTTCTCTCTCTCTTTAATCTTGCCCGTCTTTATATACCCACCACTTACCAACACCTTCCCAACGCCATCCTCTACTATGTATGGCGCAGAATCTACGACAAAATACTGTTTCCGCGTACCACATTACAAACAGTCTCATTGACGTAACAACACCAGCTTTATGCGCATTCAACCGGCGATACGCTAACGACATCCGGGTAAGACTTACCGCCTCAACAAACGGCCAAAGAAACAAAATCCACACCAGGTATATGGCCACAGCAAGGAGCAAAGTTGTAAACCCGATACCCATTAGGACTAGAAAATCATTCATAACCCCTCCAGCTTCATGCGGTCGTTGCGAGATACTCCGCGTTTCGTGTAGATTACCGGTGATGTTTTCGTATGGGTCATCAGTCTGTTGTTATAAATAACATGTTGCTCGCATTTTGTGTCGTGGCGGTACTTGGATAACGTCATCTCATTAAGTCCCGTCTCCCGGCACGTATCTGCTAATGTGCCGTGTGTCTCGATTAGCTTGGGGATACTGGTAATCATTCTTTGTCGCAATCCTTCGGTTTATTCAGGTCGTAACGGTTAATAAGCTCTCGGCGATGCTCGTTCAGGTAGTCTAATGCGGCCTGGTGCGCCTTGATTTGCGCATCTACAGCTTCAATCTTAAACCTGCCGTTTGCGGCGTCTACCATCATCTTTTCATATTCGTTATTAGTCATTTCTTCGTGCCCCACATGCGATTGAGATACTTGTTCTGGTCTGGCCCGGGAAAACTGTTGCGTTTTAACAGTTCCTTGCGTGTCGGGAAAGGCGTATTCTCTACCTTTCCGCCCACTTTAAATGTTACTGCTACCTGCCCGTTGTCACTCATTTTTGTTCTCCTGCATAAGCGGCTTTAAGTGTCTGCATCGCAGCGAACCAGAACGCATCCGCCGGGATTCTTGCGCTAAGGTTATTAACGGCAATGCGTGCCATCAGTTGCGCGTCTTTGAATGCCTCGGTGTCCAGCAGCGGTTTGCAATGGTAAAAAACTTTATCGCTTTGTAAGTTCATCTTCTCTACTCCGTTCTCGTTGTCGATGAGCTAAATATAATAGGGTTAATGTTACTAGTCAACTATTATTTCTGAATACAGATAAAAAAATCCCGGTAAGGGTCAGTTACCGGGATAAAGGAGCTAGAGGGATGAATAAGCAGGAGCGACACCAGTATCTTAGGAATGCTCCTATGTGTCAACCTACTTTGCACCACGGCCGATAGCTTCGGCCTGTTGCCACAGCATGCCATCGAACAGCGCAACACGTCCGGCGGCGCGGCGACGCAATCCGAGGAGTGATTTGCCGTTCTGATAATGGAACTGAGTTAGCTTATTCCGTAGGGTAGCAACGTCACCCTTACGCAGGGCCTGTCCTGTACCAGTTGATGCCGCAATTACACCGGCACCAGCGTTATACACCAGGTCACACACAGCATCGAACTGGGACTGATTGAGCGACGGATGCGCAACGGCGTCTACAGCAGCTACGGCCTTAGCCATATCCTTGTGCAGCAGCAGAAGACCCTGACCTTCGGTAATCTTCTGGCCCTCTTTCACATCTGCGCCGTAGTGGCCGTAGCCAATTGTCAGGTACTTCTCATTCTTCGTTGCCCTGTACGCGGTTCCCCGGAACCCCTCGAATGCCGCGGTGAATTTGATGCCGTTGTTGCTAATGTTTCGGTTTGACATACATCCTCCTGTATTTGTAGTAGTGAGCGCCTTTCACGCAAATGTGACGTACCGATTTAAGCGCGAATATGGCAACAAGAGTTGTAATTATGAACGGCGGGATGCCACCGGTAAAGAGATGGGCGAGGCCGCCAGCGGCGGTCACTACGGACGCCATATACAACAGACGACCGAAAAGACCGTCTTCAATCCAGTGAGCGTAGATATTAATTAGCGAGGTGACGATGATTGCGGCCAGGCAAATGACACCAATTGGTGAGTCGAGCATGTTATTTCCCCCAGGGTAACTTAAAGTTGCTGAGGGACGAGTCGGCGGCTTCGAATAATTTAAGCCAGAACATACCTACGCCAAAAGGAACCAGGTACTGCCCCTCAGACTGCGATAGTTCATAGTAACTTATAATGATGGGGGATGCGTACACCGCACAACAGGCAGATGCTACGAGATGGCATAATCGCAACCACGGCGAAATAGCCTCACGCTTCTTAATCTGGGATACGGCGCCCCCGGCGAGGCCCGCCACACTAAGCCAAAGGTATTTATCGTCCACAATAAAAAAATCTCCGAAAGTTGGTTTACCTTCGGAGATTAACATTTATACGACAATTTTAGTAACAGATAATTCGGATTTATCCTAGTCGATGTGTTATCACTCCCCCATCAGTATTAGGGTCGAAGCGCTTCGCTATCTCGACAGCAGCAGTAGCGGTGGCGCCCATAAACATCGCCGTAAGTGCATACGGAGCACCGGAGCCAACGGCCGCTGCGTTACCCGCAATTGGTATAACTGAGCTCAACGGCGAGTCCCATGACTTGAAGAATTCTACCCTGAAAATACGGTTATCCTCTTTAACAAACACCAGCGCTGAAAAGTCGAAGTCGTAGTACTTAGGCGCCAATATCTCGGCATCGACAACCAACAGCCTACCCACCCCGGCGTCCCCTGATACACCCATAACGAAGCGGTCGTTCTCGTAAATCTTGGTATCCGTATAGTATTTAAAATTACCCGTGACACACGTGTCGCATGCCATCGTTTCACCGTCAAAAGCTATAGTAGTCATGTAAATTACCTGAACGTATAAAGTCTAATGGATGGCTTGTGCGGGATATCCGAGTGCCCGCGTTTGCGCCACAACTTATACAGTTTAACCGCCATATGCGCCCGCGCCTGGCTACTGAACTCGCCAAGGTTTACCACTTTCTTGCCGTCGTAAGAGTGCGCACGCCACAGACCTTTGCCAACACAATACTTCGGCTGGTGTACACCTGGTATGCGGGGGTACACATCCGGCATCTCATTAGCTGGCTTTACTCGCGGCTTAGGTTTACGTTTACGCTTGTCTTCTTCCTTAGGTCGAGTAACCTTCTTTGTTACCGCCGATGAAGGCGGTGCGAGGTTAATTCCGGCGTGTTTCAGGATATCGGTCGCGAGACTCATTTCTCCCCCTGCTTAGATAACCGTTTCAGTGTGCAAATACCGCGTACCTGAGCGTCAACAGGACGCTCTACGAAAGTTAACGGCGCGTTCTCCGCAGCGCGTGCGGCTACCTGGCACGCCTCTAACGTGTAAAACGTTTCTGTCCCGGCCAGTTGTAGCTGACCAGCGGACACGACCCATATGAAAAGTATGCTCGTCATTTGATTATCCTTTCGTTTCAATAAGGTAATAGTACACTATTATGTTTGGTTACGTCAATACTATTTCACGATTAATTTATCCTGGCACATAGTAAAGTAACGAGGCTTCTTCGCATGAGCGCGCCACCGCTCAACACGAGCATAGATGCCGATAAGCGCAGCTACTTTGCCGTGTCGGGTCTCTCCGTTACGTCCGGCCCAGGTTACGAGGTCGTTCGGTTTCATTGTTGCATCTCCTGCAATAGTTGCGTTGATTGTTGCATTTAGTGAAATAGAAAAATATTAACAAAAATGGTACGCTGCTACTCAGCAGCGTAAGTCACTCAGTAAAATCTCAAACTATTGTTACAATATAACATCACACTTCCGGCGGCTGCGGTAATGGCACCCGGTGTGTCACATCGTCATTGCGAATGCTCGGGTTGCGCTCCGCCCAGCAATCCCACTCATCACCATCCCACCATTTAACTTCAACATGCTTGCCGTCTGTGATAAGGACGTCGCTAAAATAATCAGGCATCTGCGCGCTACACTTAATCCACTTGCTCATAACTCCACCTTTATCGAGAAAACTTCCACGGGTTCACTGCCGAAGTGTGGGTGTGTTATTTCTTTAATCTCGTACCCACGGTACTTGCACTCTATTCTCCTGCTCTCGTCATCTCGTTTAGGGTATCCCTTCGTTATAATCAAACGGTCAAAGTCACGACCAACAAGGCGCCCCCACCAATAGTCATTTACCAGACGGTACTCTTCGGTCTTCTCCCTGCTCTTAATCGCGTCAAAATATTCACTTTTCACGGCCAACTGTAAGTTCTTCATAAACGGCAACCTCCTTTAAGGCTCAAGATTCGCTGGCGCAGACTCTTTAGAATCTTTTGCCGTGTAGTTATTTCCGATTAGCTTGGCCTAGTGCGCACTAAGCATCCCGTAATTTTCTTCACCTAGTTGTTTAGCGAATAGAGTAGTATCGCGTTGGGTAATTACAATGTAATACCCCCCGGATAAAACACCGCGGACTAACTGACCCTTCTTAAACATGATTCATCCTCTTGTTTTGCTAACCTGCAATAATAGTACTCTATTATATTTGGTTACGCAAGTGCCTTTTTATTCTTGTCTCCCGTCCCTCGTCAGGTAAGCGATTGCCGTAAGGCAAGTGCGTTAATCCCTGAGTAGTAGACTAAGAATCTTTCGGCATTTCAGTTACGTTGCCGTTGTGGTTCTTCAACCAGGGTTGTGCCTTTATTCTTATTACCTGGTAACTAAAGGGCAGGCCTTAAGCCTGCCCACTAATCGTTACATTTTACGGTTGCGAATCTACGGCACATCAAGGAAATCAGATACTTAAGAGATATGCTGCCGATGAGAATATAGCTCGCCCAAGGCAGTTCAGATACTAAGGAAGGAAGTTACTGAGTTTTAAGTTTGCGGGTTTCAGTAAGCCTTAACGCGTGTCCGCTTAGGGCGGACCCGCTAAGCTCTCACAAAGTGAAACAGAAACTTAAGTAACTTGAAGTTACAAGAGACAACTTACACGAAAAAAATAAGAATGTCAATAGGTGCGTTTATAGTTGATTTCCCATTATGCCGTGGGTATACTTGCTTTACTAACTGAGATGGGGGGTTTGATAATGACACAGAATGAAGTAGCTAAGCTTATTGGGGTGACCCGCCGCACGCTGAATAACTGGTTAAGAGACGGCAAGTTCCCGGATTGTTGTGTCCGGATTATGGGTCGCCGGATGCCGGGAACATTCGACAGGGAGAAAGTGGAAGCGTGGATTAGGGAGAATGTGAAGTGACTGATTTCCAGAAAAGAGTATTCAGGGCTGTAGCCGCTCTTACATTTAAAAAGGGGTCTTGTAGTGTCCTTGACTTGCGCCGGACTTATTTTCAGTACTATAGTTCCTCTCTCATCGAGAGGTCGCTGGAGGTTTTGGTTCGAGACGGAGCAGTTAAAAGTAAGGCCGGAAAATATTCGGCAGTAGCTGAAGTTAAAGGCTCTCAGGCGACACCAGAAGACCTTGAATAAAAGAAAAGCCCCAACGCGCGAACGTCAGGGCCTTAAACACAACAAAGGAAAAGCACATGTCAACAGGTAATCTAGCATACTCATGGTCGCGTAGCAATCGCCGTGAGGAACGCGCTGACATTAACGTTTACACCACGACTTCCGGCACCTGGGATGAGTTCGTCGAACTTATGCAGCCGCTTAAACGTTCGCGCCGGAACCCCAAGACAGACCCCGGATATATCACCGCCGCGTGTACCGCCACGGTAAGCTCTACTGGTAAAGAAGCCGCCGAAGGTATGTTTTATCGCTGCAATGCGTCCGTAACGTCTTCGTCCCTGGCTTACGCCGATGTGGATAGTGCGACTCCGGAAGAGTTCGCAACTGACTGCGAGATGGTGCGGGAGTCGCGTTTCGCAATGATGCTCTACACCACGGCATCTCACACCGAAGAAGCGCCGCGCTATCGCGTCGTTATGCCGGTACGCACTCCTGTAACAGGTGGAGACATCATCCGCATTCGGTACGGTCTGCTGACGCATTTCCTTAAAGGCCGTGACGTAGATAGCGCGGGCTTCACCCTGTCGCAACCGATGTACCGCCCGCCAGTGGGAAGCCAGGTCATCGTGTCTGAAAGTAGCCGCATGATTACGGCAAGCAAGCTTATGGAGGGGGTGCCTGAAATTAACGTTACGGGTGCTTCCGATTATAAGGTGCCAGAGGGTGAGCAATCTGAATTAACCGACCTGTTTGAAGAGTTCGCTTTTGAATTCGGCGGACGTATGACTGACCGCGGCCTGCAAATGCCAGCTACGCCGGAACACGCCGCCCAATATACTACCGGAGAACCTAAGCAGGATGACTTCCTGTTCTGTTGGCCGCGCGACGGCTTCGAGCGTCCCAACGTTACCCTGTACCACGATACCGACCTGGTGGCCACGGGCGGGATGACACCCGGCGGCCGGGATATGTGGGCTTACGCTTGTGCAGCTACCGGCTTACCTTTTGACCGTGTGGAGGTGGCGCTTGGGTGGGCGGAGGGGATCACTTGCGACGAAGAGGACCTGGCCGACGAAGAACCCCCGGCGCCGCAGGCCGATTTCGTCGTAGAAGGGTACATGCCGTCCAATTGTATCTGGGATATTGTCGGTGAATCCGGGACGTATAAGTCTTTCTACACACTCGGCATGATGTATATCAGTGCTGCCGGGTATCGTTTTGCAGGTGCTGATACTCGTAAAGCTCATCATTTCTATATTGATGGTGAGGGTGGGGAGTTCACGCACACCCGTATCGCTGCGTTGGCCGCTAAATACGGTGATGAAGGTATGCGGTATATGCATGTGCTTGA